CTTTTATTAACTTTTATTAACTTTTATTAACTTTTATTAACTTTTATTAACTTTTATTAACTTTTATTAACTTTTATTAACTTTTATTAACTTTTATTAACTTTTATTAACTTTATTCTCTATAAACCAGATTCCCTGCAAAAAAGAATCGGCCAAATCGTCTTTTTTAGAGTGCGTCTCAAAATGTTTTATCCAGCTTTGAAAATGAAAATGTTTATTCAATAATTCTAAGCAATATTGAATACCCATTTTCTTACGATTTCCGTAGGAGCTGATATCTTTATCCGGACAATCTTTCAATTTGTTAGATGCATTAATAAAATCAATATTCGTTGCTGAATTTGTCATGATGAAATATTGTGCTATCATTCCCTGAATTGTTTTCATCCGATTTGCAATAGGGCTTATTTGGTTTTCAATAATGACAGTGTCTATGGAAGAGACATGTTCTTCTAATATATCATCAAGGCGCTGTTGAATATTACGACCAATAGTTACAAGGTCTATTTTGGAGGCATTTACTGTTTCTAGTGGCTCTAAACAAGTATTGTAAATGTAATCATTGAACAACGAAATTAAATCTGTTTTTTTGATAGGACTTGAATATTTGATGTTGTATTTATCCGCCAATTCATAAAGCGTAGTTATTTTTTGTTTTTTTATAAATGCGGGTTTTAAATCCGAAACTGGCATTTGATATTTCTGTTTTTTTGCGTGTTTTAAACAATAGTATTTACCATGTTTTTTAAATTTAGCGGGTTTTGAACAGGGAATGTTGCTTTTGTCTAATTCTCCACAAATTGTCTCAACTGGTTGACATAAATTAATAGTGTCCCATAAAAGGATTTGAGATTCGGAATCATGTATGGTGAATAAACAAAGTGCCAAATTTTTAATACCCACGTCAATACTAAGAATTTTCATGCTGTTCATAATATAATAATATATGGTATTATTATATTGTATTGTATTACAATAGATAATGGAGGACGAACCAAGATTAAACTATAATCAAATACTAGATATAATTGGTCCGGTTGCTTATAATTCACAAACCGACGATTACTATATTGACAAATTTCGTTCTTATGTTAATAATTTAGAGAATGGCACGCCGCAAAATAATGTGGTAGCAGTTATGAATGGATTATACGATCAACAGGAGGTATCATATCAATATGTAAGAGACCGAGCAAGACAAGAAGCAATACGCAATAATTTAGATTTTAACTTACCAGAAACCGTGGATGAATTATTAGATCCAGCAATTTACCCATTTGATAACGCAGAGGAAATTTTGCGTATTGCAAATCCGCTATTATCTAGATTAATTGAACTGATGAATGAGGTTATGTTTGAAGATCCAGCGTCAGAAGATCCCGATGATTTATCTCAGGGCAGTGAGGGAACTGGTTTTCCCGAAAATCCATCATTTGGTGCAGGGGGTGGTAAAAAAGTGAGAAAATTCAAGAAACCCACGAAAAAATATGTGAAATCCAAGAAACCCACGAAAAAATATAAGAAATCCACAAAAAAATATAAGAAACCCACAAAAAAATATGTGAAATCTAAGAAAAATTATTGAGGTGGTATTATAGATGGTGAAACCATCCGGGATTGTAATTGTTCTCTAGATAAATAAATTTGTTTCAAATCGCTGTTATTATAATTAAATCCTGGTTCCGACGTATCATAATTACCATTTGATGAGTGAGGAACATTTGAAGAAGGATTTTTTGGGGTAAGTGTATGAGAAGGAAGCCCTAAATCTGTGCATGCCTGGGAATTATTGAATTTCATTATTTCTAAAGCATTCTGTGTTAAATATCTTCTATATTCCCAGCTGCTTGTTATATTTGCTTGTTTCTGTATACGTTCATTAACTATGGCTTCAGCTTGCCATGACGCAAAATTTCTTCCGTCCGCCATTATAGGTGGAAAATCAAAATGTATATTGTTTGATCCAGAAAAGCAGGTTCCCCAATTAGCCATTATATTATAGTTTATATTATATTTTGTATTATATTACTATTGCTCCAGCATTTTAATAAGTTCATGTTTCTTCAATTTAGAAGTATCGGAAACACCTACCTTGTCGGTGACTAGTTGACGAAGCTTATTCATAGACATTTTTTTCAGATCTATCATATTCAAATCATTTTCGGGGATGGCTTTTATTGTTGCTTCTAAATTTATTTCACCGAGTTTGGAAAGATCGCCGACTTCACTAAGTTGTTCGGATTCATTCATTTCCATGTCATCATAACCTTCACCAACATCATCACTATCGTCCTCATCATTATCGTCCTCATCATCATCCTGGTCATCATCATTGTCATCAGCATCATTTTGGTCATCGTAATCATTTTGGTCATCGTCATTCTCTGTAATATCAAAGCTACCGCTCATCATGTTGATAACCTTGATTGAATTAGACGGAACAACTTCTGAAATATTAATTACTTCGGACATTATTTCAATGCTTTCATTTTTTTTGTCTTCATCATCTTCATCCTCATCCTCATCATCTTCATCATCGTCTTCATCATCATCGTCTTCATCATCATCTTCATCATCATCTTCATCATCATCAGAAACATTGATTAAATCCATATTTTTGTTCAAGACAATGGTTGCTTCTTGATTGTCCGAATAATTAACAGAGTTAGTTTGAAGGTTTCCTTGAAGGTTTCCTCTAATAAAATTAAGTTCCTCTGCCATAGTTGAAACTAATCCTACCATGGAATTAATTTTATGGTCTTGTTCAATTACCTTTTGACTTAAATACATTCCGACTATGCCACTAAGCAATAGTGTTATTCCTAAACAAAATAAAAACGGCGTATTCAGTATATCCATAAAACTCATTTTATTACAAAAAGACAATATTTTTATATTAGTTTGCGAACGAATTGTTATTTATTTGTATTATCAATTATTTCTCTCGGGTAATTCATATCTTCTAAAACCTTGAAGCCACCCTTCACCGTAGAAACACCCTTTTTTAATTCATATGTATAAGAAAATGTATCCCCCGTTCTTTCTGTATGCATATGACAATTTTCCATCTGTTTGTTATCAAATAAATTACACAACTCAATAAAATGCGTGGTTAACATAGAATTAATATTTTTATATTTCATAAGATACACCATAAATGCGCTCGCGCTTTTTACCGCTTCTTCAGGATTTGTACCAGAATACAATTCATCAAAAACACAAAAATGCGTATCATTGGGGTTCTCATGGACTATGTCCAAAATGTCTTTACAGCGACGGGCTTCTGCTTGAAACAAACTATCGCGCCCCGACGTGTCGGGAATATTCAAATAACAATGAATATGTTTAAATGGCAGAATTTCGGCTTTTTCATAAAATCCACAACCCATTTGTTGAGTAATAATAATATTAATTAGTGTGGATTTTAAAACTGTGGTTTTTCCAGAAGCATTGGGTCCGGTAATTATCATATTTTTATCAAAATGATAAGAGTTTTTAATCGGATTTTCATTTATTAATGACGGGTGATACGATTTAGAAATGTGAGACTTTTTCATTTTTTTAGTGAATTTGGCAAATTGCATATGCTTTTTATCAATATTGTCTATTAATCCCTTAATATTATCAATGTATCCATGGTATCCAAATGAGAACATAAATGAGTCGTTATAAATTTCGCTATTGTAAATTTCATAAAAACATTTAAGAACTCCGCCTAAATCACAAACCTTTCCTATAGTCAATTCATAGGGACGTATATTGTTGAGTTTTCCCTTAAATTCGCACAAAACAGATAAATGTTTTTTGAGTTCTGTGTTAAACTCGGAATATGTTGAAAGACCTTCGGCATAAAGTAGAAAATGACTCATTGATTTTTCAGTATTTTCTAGATATTTTTTTATATTATCTAGATGACTATGTATTTTTTTCATGTTCTCATGAAATTTAACACATGTAAGAATGTTTTGATATATAGAAAAGACGTAAAATGCCGCGGATAACAATAAGTATATTTTTTCGTCTATCTTAACTTCATTGAATTTGGTAAACAATTTTCCTATCGCATGATTTGATGCAATGAGTTGTAAAATCTCAGTGTATTCTGACATGGTAATTTCCAACCCCTTTATTTTTAAAATAAAAAATGGCACAATTAATATAATAAACGGAACAATGAGAGATATCACCGGGGCTGCCAAGTTATAAATGCTCATGATTTGAAGAAACTGTTCCGAATTATTCAAATACTCCCAATAAGCCCAGTCTATGTAATGGTATTTTTCCTTAAATCCCGTATCGTTTTTAATTTCATCCCATATATTCATTATATTCATTGCATTCATTGCATTCATTGCATTATCAGAAGACATGACATCACCAGCAGAACTTTTATAGTTTTTCAAAAGGCGCTGAGTTTCTCTCAAAAAGCGCGTGTCGGTAGTATATAAAAGCGGTAGTTCTTTCATTATTTTTTCACCAAAAATGGTTTTGGGTTGGAATGCATATTTATACATGGATATTCCGGAAGGATCAAAAGTAGCAAAAAGTTCTAAATCAGAAATTATATTTTTATTTAGTTCTTTTTTTTGCGAATTATATGATATGGGAAGTCTAAAATACTTATCTATTGTTTCTATGTTAGAAACTTGTTTTGTAGGAATTTGTACAGACGGGATAAACATAATATTATTTTACAATAATATTATCTTTATTATACGAGTTTCAACGAGTTTCAACGAGTTTCGTTCTCACTTTGTCAAATTGTCAAAGTTTGCCGGGAGTTCATTTATCTGACAAGAATAAAAGCCCTCTATTTCTTTCAGTTTTGAAGCATCGCGACGGGTAATAAGATTAATTCCAACACCCTTACGTCCCCAGCGTCCACTGCGCCCAATACGGTGAATATAATTGTGAACACACTTGGGTATGTCAAAATTAATCACCATACTAATTTGTTGAATATCAATTCCTCTTGCTGTAACATTTGAAGAAATTAAAACACGATACTTCCCTCCACGAAAGTCACTAAACGCGGTATCTCTGTCCGATTTATCCATATTACTATGGATACGACAAACCGGAAACCCGTCTTCTGTCATTGCATCATATAAATCTGCAACCCGCTTAACACTGTTGCAATAAATAATACACTGAGAAAGAGAAATAATAGAATACAAATCTTTCAGCGTTGCATATTTGTCACGGTCATCTTCAACTGCTACAAAATATTGAGATATACCTTCTAGTGTCAACTGTTCCGCTTTTACCGATATCTTAACAGGATTTCTCATAAATTTACTAGTAATATTATGAATATAATCCGGTAAGGTCGCACTAAAAAGAGCCACTTGTATATCTTTATTGAAATACTGAAAAATGTTGTATATTTGATCCTTAAAACCATAAGACAACATCTCGTCGGCTTCGTCAAGAACCAGTAACTTTATTGTCCTTGCCACTATATTATTTCGCCGTATCATATCGTATACGCGCCCCGGACAACCCACGATAACATGAGGTGTTTCATTCTTTAATTTATGTATATCATCTTCAATTGGGTTTCCGCCAACAATCGTTTGAATTCTCAACCCCATCATTTGAGAACCAATTCCCGCCATAACAGAAGATATTTGTTTGCTTAATTCGCGTGTAGGCGATAAGACAAGTACTTGTGTTGTGGGTTCATCCATATTTACGTGGAACAAGGAACCAATAGTAAACGTCGCGGTCTTTCCAGTCCCCGACTGTCCCTGTGCGATTATGTCTCTTTTTTCAATAATAGGTCTTATCGCCTTTCGTTGAATTGGGCTTGGATTTTCAAATCCGTATGTGTATATTCCTCTTAATAAACTAGAGCTTATTTCAAGCTCATCCCAGCTATTAATCTCTATTACATTATATTCTTCGTTACTTTTTTCACTACTTGCGTCCAACATGTTAGATAATAATTGATTCAAATGTTTATACCCTTTATAAAATTATTATTATTAAAAATTGATATAAATGTATTTGTGCGTTATTAAGACATATGACGTGTATCCATAGATATACATTGAAAGATTTTACAAATATAATATTTGACGGTTTTGAGGCAAAATTGCCTGACGAAACATTAGCTATAATTACAGATTTGGCCTTACAAGTTGGATCTCCGACATATATAAAAACACCCAATTTTCAAAAACCAGCAATTAAGTTTGTCACTCCAGCAATCTCTGACTCCGATAGTTTTAGTTTTAATAAGAGAAAAAGAAAAAATCATCGTCCCGCGGAGATTGTAAATGATTCTGATTGGAATACGCACAAATCTTTTCAGCCTACGAAAATAGAGCAAAAAGTCGGACTAGACGCACAAATTGATGTTATTCGTTCGGCTTTGAATAAAATGACAGATAAAAATTATAAGGAACAATCGCAGATTGTTGTTTCAATTTTGGGGGATGTCATTAATGATAGTTCTTCCGCAGATATTATGCGGATAGGGAGAACAATTTTTGAAATCGCGTCTAATAACCGGTTCTTCTCAAGGTTATACGCTGATTTATATTCGGAATTGATTCAAAATTTTGATATTATGAGAGAAATATTTGATGAGAATTTAAATTCGTTCTTGGAGCTTTTTAAGAATATTGAACATGCAGATTCTGATAAAGACTACGACAATTTTTGTAGAGTGAATTTGGATAACGAGCGAAGGAAATCATTGGCAGCGTTTATTGTTAATTTAGTTTCCAATAGTGTTTTACCCGAAGATAAAGTTGTTGAGATAAGTTTTGATTTGATGAAACAAGTTTTGGTGTTGATGAAAGAAGAAAATAAGCGTAACGAGGTTGACGAGATGATTGAAAATATTGCAATTTTGTATAGTAAAAAGTTATTCACGAATTGTCGGGTAAAAGTAGGAGATGTCGGGTTTACTGAAAATATTGAGTTATTGGCGCGCTGCAAAGTAAAGATGTATCCCAGCTTATCTAGCAAATCAATATTCAAGTGCATGGACATAGTGGACATGTGATGCATGTGATGCATGTTATTAAGAAAAAGTATATATGAACAAATACATATAAAAATATAATTCATTATTATTGTAACATGGACAACGTGGACAATATTTCTTTTTCACTAGATGATGATAATAATGTCAATGAAGTAAACATCGGCGAGCTTTTAAATAATTTTGAAAACCTGAACAATAATATTTCCACAGTAAACGATGAAATTTACGTAAAGATGAAAAATTATGAATTAAATTATAATGTCAAACAGTTATCTTTGATATGCGAATATTACGGAATTTCTAAATTCGCAAAAATGAAAAAATCCGACATAATAGAACAAATAATTTTATTTGAACATAATTTTGAAAACATTTCGGTTGTCATAAGAAGAAACGAGTTGTGGAATTATATGAGCGAGCTAAAGAATGATAAATTTTTGAAAAAATTTGTGATATGGTCTTAGGCGAACGGTTCTCGGCATCACATTTGACAACAAGTTTTTGTTTTTACAGCGACAATTTTTTTATCCATACGTTCGCGGCATTCATCATAACATTCGTCAAGAATAACATATGGTTTTGAAGGTTTCAATAACTTAACACAAGCGTCTGTCATACTATTAAAACATAAAAGTAATAAAATTGCGTCTATATTAGAATCATCTTCGCCAAGGGCAATTTTAAAAATAAATTTAAGTATTTTCCCAGAGTTTTCAACCGGCTGGTATGTTTGAATCCCGTTTTTTTCACATAATAGAACATTGTAATATAAATTAGAAATCAGTGAAATTATGCTCGGAACATTTTCCGCTTTAATTTGATAGTCGTCAATATTTTTCACAAGCGTATTTTGAACAATGAAAAAAAAATTAGGATTTTTATCAATAATCTCGCGTAAAATTTCTACGTTTGTATCGCTAAGTGGGAATTTCTCCTCAGGATATGGATCGTATGTTTCAGGATTATGAATAATTTTTTTTATTCTATTGAACAAAATATCATCTGATTTTGCGGTACTCACATTCTTCATGTTTATTTATCTTAATATATTATATAAGACAAATAAAAACAACTAGATAACAAAGGTGAATTTCTATTTGTTTTTTCTAGGAATATCGTCAAACATTTTCTCGCACTTTTCGCAATAATATATAGTTTGACTTCTCTCAGGATCAATATCAATGCTATCCATAATAATAGAATGAACACAATTATTATTTATATAATTGGATACGAATCCAACTATTTTATCATAATCCGTGTTTCTCTCGTTTTCCGGATGTTCCTCTAGTATTTTTTTCACCCGAATCATAATATTTACGCTCTTTTCCATAATATGTTGTTTTCTATATAATATATTAAACATATTTATATATATTTATATCATTTATAAATATGGTATTGTCCAAGTTAGACAAGACTATTAGTTATCAAGAACTGAAAAAGGTGTACCCGGAGGATTTAAAAAAAGCAGCAGAATTATATGAAATTCAAGTAAAAGGTGTTTCTATAATAATTGCCATAGGACATGCGAAAAAAACCTACGATGATAAAAATGTTACTTTTTTTCCTATTTATTTAGTAAAAACAAACAATAAAGTTACTCAAATAGGGTTATATGAAATACTTTCAACCGACTTGGCGGATTATCTTGATGAAGACGGTGAATTAGATATGGAAAAAATGAGTGAACCGCTTATTTATGTATTTGTTACGAAACAAATGTTGGAAAACTTGCGACTTGTTCCTGATTCGGATGTGCCTGACGAAGTAGTTGACGAAGTAGTTGACGAACCTGCCACCGATGTGCCCGACGAAGTGGTTGACGAAGAAAAAAATAAACAAAAGAAATCGGAACCAACTGAAAAAAAGGCACTAGAAGAAGTTACGGAAATTCCTTCTCTCAGAAAAGACATATTTTCTAAAAAGGAGGGGATATCCATACCAGAAATGTTATCAGAAGAGACTTTGGAAAAAGCAGAGGAGAGAAAGAAGAAATATTCCAAAAAAAAGGATGAACCATGGATACAAACCTTTATGAAAAACAACCACTATTCCATTATTGATAACGAAGGTGGCGGAGATTGTTTTTTTGCCACTATTCGTGATGCATTTTTACAAATCGGACAAGAAACCTCTGTTCAAAAACTAAGAACCAAGTTATCTTATGAAATGACACAAGAAACTTTTCTTGGAAATAAGGAACAATACGACATGGCAAAATTATCTGTTTTAAATGATACAAAAAAAATTAAAGAATTGGAAATAGAATATGAAAAAAATAAGAGGATGTTTGAGGAGACACTAGATAGAAATGAAAAAAAAAAGATTACAGAATCAGCAAAAAAAATAGCCAGGGATAGAGAGCGGCTTATTAAAGAAAAAAGGCTCAGTGCAGAGATTGTGAAAGAATTCAAAATGATGAAAAATATTGATACGCTTGAAAAATTCAAAGAAGTTATAAAAACCTGTGAATTTTGGGCTGAAACGTGGGCTATTTCCACTATGGAGCGATTACTCAACATCAAATTTATATTATTGTCTTCCGAGGCATATAAAGACAACGACATTGCAAATGTGTTAAATTGTGGGCAACTGAATGACTCCATTTTACAGTCACGTGGACAGTTCTTACCAGAATATTATATAATGTTGGAATATAATGGCTATCATTATAAGCTAGTCACGTATTTAAAAAAGAATATTCTCAAATTTTCCGAAATACCATATGATATCAAAAAGATGGTAGTTGATAAATGTTTGGAATCAAACTCTGGCGTATTTTCATTAATTGATGATTTTACTAGTTTCAAGGCGAGTTTAAATCTTCCGCAACCAACGCCCAAGTTTGAGGAATTGTCCGAGGCAAAGATAAAGGGATTATATGATGACAACATTGTCTTTGTATTTTATAAAGATTCTTCCTCTAAAAGACTTCCTGGAAGCGGTGCCGGAGAGATAATTTTAAAAGACCGGAAACGGATATTTTCTTCTCTCGCCGCGATTCCTGATTGGCGCAAAAAATTGGATAATGATTGGGTACAGCCTTTTCAGGTGGATGGACATAAATGGTCTAGCGTAACGCATTATTACCAGGCGTCCAAATTCAAAAAGGGAAATCCAGAATTTTATCTTTCTTTCTCTCTTGAATCAGGAACTGAATTGTCAAAAGAACCTGATATGGCGAGAGGTGCGGGCTCAACGAGTGGTAAATATAAGGGGACTCTTATTAGACCAAAAGAGGTTATTGTTGACTCTGAATTTTACGGAAAACGGAAAGAAAAAGAAATGTCCGATGCTCTTACTGCCAAGTTTGAACAAAATGAAGATTTGAGGGAATTATTGTCGGAAACCAAGAATGCGAAATTACTTCATTATAAGGCAAAGTCGGAACCCGAGCTTATGGAACAACTCATGATGGTAAGGGACAAACTGACAACCGCTTCTGCGATTATTTAAGATAAAATTGATTTGCAATTAATAATATTCATAAATATTACATATAGTTATGAATGAAAAGCATCCAAAACCGATTCTGAAATGGGTAGGAGGTAAAACACAAATTTTGGATAAATTATTGCCCGAGTTTCCTTCGGAAATAAAAAATTATCGGGAAATATTTTTGGGAGGCGGGAGTGTTTTGTTTGCCCTGTTATCATACGTAAACGCTGGAAAAATTACAGTTAAAGGAAACATTTATGCTTATGATTTGAATGAAGAACTTATTTATGTATACAAAAATATTCAAACAAATCATCTAATGCTTTATGACGAAATTCAGAAATTATTAGAAGAGTTTAATTCGTGTGAAACTTCCACTGAAATAAATAGAAAAGCGCAAACACTTCTAGAAGCAAAGCAATGTAGAGAAAATTATTATTATTGGTCAAGAGAGAAATATAATAAATTAGCGGATAAAAAAACGGTGGTTGGTTCGGCGCTCTTTATATTCTTGAATAAAACATGTTTTCGCGGTGTTTTCAGGATTGGTCCAAATGGGTTCAATGTTCCTTATGGAAATTATGCGAAACCTGAAATTGTAAACAAAACACATTTGGAAGAAATTCATTGTTTGATTCAAGGCGTTTTATTTGAATGTGTTGATTTTTCTCAATCTATGAATTCTGTGGAAGACGGGGATTTTGTCTATCTTGACCCGCCGTATGCACCAGAAACCATAACCTCGTTTGTTGGATATACAAAAGGTGGCTTTAATGAACACGCGCATTTATTTGAAATATGTCGTTCTTTATCATCAAAATTTATGATGAGTAATGCCGACGTGAAGCTGGTGAGAGATAATTTTGCAGAAGAAAAATACGAGTTGAAAAGTGTGATATGTAAACGAAGCATAAATTCTAAAAATCCTGATGCAAAAGCGAAAGAGGTTATTATAAAGAATTATTGAAAATCCAGAGATTTAATTGCATAAAATAATTTTCATCGTCCCCAAAAAGAACTGGTATGTTATGTTTCTTCATAAGTTTGTTGAATATTGTGTATTTTTTATCATCAGAAACAACTTTGTTCTGAAGAAATTTACTAATACAAAAAGCATATTCCACTTCAAATTGACCTTCCAGCGCCTCTTCGTATTCTTCTCTGAAAATAGGACCGCTCAGTAACTTTGTCTCTACGGACCCACCGACACGCTGTTCTTTTTTCTCTAGAATTTTGATAATCTTTCTTCCGTCAAAATACTCAATTATGTATGCTTCATCGGGAAACCTAAACAACTCAATATTGTGTGTTTTTTTGATATAATCTTTTAATCCACCCTGTTGCAAAAATATGACTCTTTTATCGTCAAACGTTTTTGATAAATAATACCCCCACTTATTTTTATTCATGGATGTCTTTGTAAATCCTTTCTCTATCAACTTGGGTTCATTACATGTAAAATCTTCAAAGCGTTTCCCGTAAATGTTTGTGTTAGCACCCCCAGCGCCGGTTCCGAGGTTGTTTCCGACAATTTGAGACATTCCTTTTAACACAGTTTGTTTTATTATTTTCATTTACTATTATAACATATTTAATTTCAATTTTTTGTTCTTCAAATGGGATATAAAAAATAATACATAAGGGCGTAAAAAATATGTAAGTTCTGCGAGAATGTAAAATCCTGAAAAGTTGTTTTTTTGATTAACCGTTTGATTCTAGTTTCCAACGCTCGTAAGAAATTTGGTTGCGGTCGCGTAGATTTTGACGACCACGCCGGTTATACAACTTGTGAAAAGCAACAACGCCATCAACATAAAGGTTAACCCAATAAGGGGAGTGATGTAGCGGTCGCCAAAGTTAGGTTCCCTTATGTATACAATGTCGCAATGTTTTTTGTAATAACTGTCCAAAAAGGAAACCGAGTCCCGTGAATACAAATGTCTATAATCGTCAAATGTTGCTGGACATTTTCCGATTTTTATTGTCGGGAGCACCATTCGCGCGAGCGAACAAGTATTGACTCGCACAAAGTCATTATGCTGCCGTCTCGTCCCGCGACGACCATTTCTAGATATCACTACCGGGATTCTAGACATCATTATCGGGATTCCGTATCCCGGTTGCAGAACAACCATCATACACACCACCCAAGCTGCCAACGACACCATTTCTAAAACTTTCTACCATGTTAAGTTTTCAAAAAGTAAATTCAATTTTTTTATGAATCTTCACATTTTTACACCATTTCGTATTGAAAAAAATTTAATAAAAACCTATCGGTTTCTTTAAGTCCTTTTGGGAAAATAATATATAAGGGCGACAAAATTCTCAAAAGTTTTTTTGGAAAAGTGAAAATGGACATTTATAAATGTCCAAAAACGGATTTCCAAAAAAAGTCTTGAGAAAAAAGCGCGCCGACCTTTTTGAAAAGTGGATTTGCAGCATAATGATGCGAATTTATGATTTTCAATAAATTATTTGTTATTGTATTTTTTTACAAAAAAAAACACAACTTCAAAAATAGATTTAGAAATAAAAAAATATTTGGATATAATATTGACCGATGTTTACCAAAAAGTTTCCAAAAGTTTCCAATCAGTTTAGTTGTGAAAAGTGTCATTATATATGCTATAAACAAAGTTTATGGAACAAACATATTTCTACTAGTAAACATAAAAATGTTTACCAAGATGTTGACCAAAAAGTTTCCGGAATTTTTTCGTGTGATTGTGGAAAAAGTTATAGCTATAAACAAAGCCTGTGTGTTCATAAAAAAAAATGCATTAATCAAAAATCTTTGGAAAATAATTTTCATGATTTGTCAAACAACAATGTCTCTGATTTATCAAACAATAATGTCTTGATATTTGAGCTTCTGAAAAGCAATAACGAGTTCAAAGAATTACTTGTAGAACAGAACAAGCAAATTCTAGAATTAGTGAAGGAAACCGGATTTGCATCTGCCAACAACATCAATATTAACTCTCATAATACAACTAACAATAAGTTCAATTTGAATCTTTTTTTGAACGAACAGTGCAAGGACGCGATGAATATATCGGATTTTATTAAATCGCTTGAAATCAGCTTTGAAGACTTTGAAAATGTAGGCACACTCGGATATGCAGAGGGTATCAGTAAAATTATTATTAATAATCTGAAGAATACAGAAATTGAGAAGCGACCCATGCATTGCAGTGACCTGAAGAGAGAAACGATGTATATTAAAGATAAGGACATATGGGAGAATGACAAGGAAAAAACATTGTTTGTTTCTGCTATTAAGGGTGTTGCTCATAAGAATTTTATGAAAAGTGTGGATTGGAAAAAAGAAAATCCGGATTATTGTGATTCTTCCTCAAAAACGATGGATAAATACAACAAGATATTATATGAAACTAGCGGACCCATCTCAAAGGAGGAAAAAGAAAAAGAATACAATAAAATTCTTAGACGAGTCGCCAAGGAAGTCATGATTCAAAAATAGCGCACCTTTGGTTCTTTAAGCCCGTTTTAGAAAATAATATATAAGTGGCGACAATTTCTCCAAAAGTTTTTTTGGAAAAGTGAAAATGGACATTTATAAATGTCCAAAAACGGATTTCCAAAAAAGTCTTGAAGAAAAAGCACGCCTCCCTTTTTGAAAAGAGATTTTACTGCATAATGCAAAAATATTTGTTATTGTTTTTTTTCAAAAATAAAAAATATTTATCAGAAACAATTTAGGAGTTTTTTCTGTTGTCAAAATATGCAACAAATGACAACAGAAAAACTCAAAAATATTGTCCATTTTAATTGCGATTTGTGTCACTTCATAACCAATAACAAAAACGATTTTACTCGCCATACTTTGACAACAAAACATAAAACCAGATTGTTGCATGGCGTAAATGCAACCGAAAAACTCAAAAAAAATCATCAGGCATTTTCATGTGATTGTGGAAAAGAATACAAGGATAGAGGGGGACTATGGCGCCATAAAAAAAAATGCACATATGAAAAATCTTCGGAAAACGGAGACCCATCAAATAATAATATTTTGATTTTTGAACTCTTGAAAAGTAATACCAAGTTTAAAGAACTAATTGTAGAACAGAATAAACAGATTCTAGAATTAGTGAAAGAAAAGGGGTTTGGTGGAAGCAACAATAATATTAATTCAAATAATGTTACGAATAATAAATTCAACTTGAATTTGTTTTTAAATGAACCCTGTAAGGATGCGATGAATATCGGAGATTTTATTAAATCTTTGGAGATAAGCTTTTAGGACTTTGAAAATGTCGGGATACTTGGATACGCAGAAGGCATTAGTAAAATATTAATAGACAATTTGAAGAATACAGAGGTTGAAAAACGTCCAATGCATTCTAGCGATTTGAAGAGAGAAACCATGTATATTACACCCTTTTTATTAAAAACGTTCATTTTCTTCTATTGTAATATATAATTCATTATAATTATCTATAAGTTTATGTAAATCAATTCCAGTTTGGTTTTGCTTAAAAAATGATAAATGTGACACATAAAAATCGCTATATAAAATATTATTAAATTGTCTATTGCAAACATAGTCTACAGTTAAATTATATTCATCATCAACGTAACAGTCTTTAATTTTATGCCAATTCTTTCCTTTATATCCAAAAAAATTTATACTAAACCGAGTATTTATTGGTATAATTTCATTATTGTAATCATAATCTAAAAATTTTTTATAATTTTTAATAAAATAATCGTGTAAAACTTCTGCTTTTTTTCCACTTTCCCATAATGAACCGCATAACCCATTTAATGGATATTCCAAATCCATTATTTCTTTTGGTATTAAATTATATTTATTTTGTTGAAAATAAGCAGAAACACCATTATTAATTGTATTAGCAAACACTAAATCATAATCATTATTTTTAATAAAATCAATAAATTTAGGTAATTTATGTAAATCAATAAAAACAATATCATCATCACATTTTATTATGATATCATTTTCAAATTTTTTATCGTTATAATAATTATAATAATTTTTCCAATTTTTTTCACAAGTATCCATAAAATAAAAACATTTATTTTGAGTGGTATTATAGGTCAAATCTCCTACTGAATTGTAACCTGTTTTGAAATATATATTTTTTATTATAAAATTATCTTTAATTTTTTTAGAAATTAATAGTTCATCATTCTTTAGTATATTCAAAATATTATTATCAATAATAAATTTAAAAATATTATTATTATTTTCATCTGCTACATTATTTTGGATTAAATTACATATTTCTTTATTATTTTCTCTAATAACAGATTTTGTGTTATTCCAACCACCTAAAACAATTTCATATTCTATATCTAAATCTAAATTTGTTAGTTTAATATTAATATCGTTAGATGCTTTTACATTTAATTCAAAAGAATTGTTTGATATTATTGGAGTAATTAAAATATATTTACCTTCTCCTGTAGATGAAGTTCTTTTTAAATTACTAATCGTTTTTAAATACTCTTCATCATAAGAATTTCTTGTATTATTCCAAAAATGAACCTCGTTGATTATATTTAACTCTAAAGCCTTTTCCAAATATTTTTTAAGAAGTTCAATATTTGGTTTTCTTCCAGAAAAGATAGAAATAATATTCATTTATATCTTATATAAATATAATAAATTTATTATATTTATATAATAAATTTATTATATTTATATAATAAATTTATTGCTATTTCAGATATATTTTGGAAAAAATTGGAATTTTTAATGAGAAAAGGTGTAAAGATAAAGATACGTGGGAAAATGACAAGAGTTAAACGCTTTTTATTTCCGTCATAAAGGGCGTGGCACATAAGAATTTCATGAAAAGTTTTGATTGGAAGAAGCAAAATCCGGATTACTGTGATTCTTCTTCAAAAACCATGGATAAATATAATAAAATACTATACGAAACAAGCGGTCCGTTGTCAAACGAAGAAAAAAAGAAGGAATATAATAAGATTTTACGAAGGGTTGCGCGAATGATAACTATTGAAAAATAGTATAAATGAATTGTTGTAATGAAATATTATAATAAAATAAAATATAAATATATACATAAATATATAACTACTACTATCAGAAATAAAATGAACTTATCAAAACAATGCGAATTGCTAATGTCTTTTTTTTTAGAAAATGAGTGTCTCTCGTATAAAAAACAATCCCCAACTACAAAGAGAATATTAAGAAAATTACACCGCGATGTTTCGCAAGCACACGCATTCGTTGAAAGCAAAAAAGAAAGTGGGCGTTTTTATAAATATAAAGTACAGAAGATATCAACTGTTTCTCAGATACCTCGTCCAAAGACATTTAATATAAATACTTTTCCGGCGGAGGTAAGAAAACATATAGACAATTCTTCCACTATGGTTTTGTCGTATACTTTTTCTCTCTTTTCTCGTGAGATAAAAATATATTTTGTTTTAGAGGAACTTACCTGGTCCGATGAAATTATGGAGATTTATAATGACTATGTGGATAGAATGTTAACCTGGCTTCACATAGTAAACGAATATTCTGTAAAAAAATGTTCTAACTCCGTAACGATTTATGTTTATTTAACATCATTAACAAAACAATTGCCATTGACAAACATTGAGATACTAGACGAGATTCATGTGAATACCGCATTTACGTATACTTGTCCGATTGATTCAGAAATAGTGATTTTTCGCAAAGAAGAATGGTTTAAGGTTTTCATGCATGAGACGATGCATAATTTCGCGCTAGATTTTTCTGATATGAATCAAGTGGGTTGTAATAAACAGGTCTTGGAGTTATTTCCGGTTAAATCGGATGTGAATCTTTTTGAAGCATATACGGAATTTTGGGCTGAAATAATGAACGCCGTTTTTTGCAGTTTTTACCTAGGAACCCATGGCGGATTGGCGGAATTTTATAACAATTTTGATTTCTTTATAAACTATGAAAGGAGCTATAGCGTATTCCAAATGGTTAAAACCCTCAATTTTATGGGATTGACTTATAAAGACCTTTACTCAAAGAGTCCTCGGTCATTGATGTTGAGAGAAACAATGTATAAGGAAAACTCAAATGTTCTCTCTTATTATGTTATTAAATTAATTTTGATGAATAATTATCAGGGTTTCTTGGGCTGGTGCGAAACAAACAATTTATCATTGCTGCAGTTCAAAAAAACAACTGGAAACATTAATGAATTCTGTCAATTTATCAAAAAAAACTATAAAACAAAAACGTTGTTGGCGAATATATCTTGCATGGAAGCGTTTCTTAAAAATATAAAGAGTTCAAAAAATTCACATAATAAAGACATGCAATTTGTTTTAAAAAATATGCGAATGACTATTGCCGAGATGGGATGAGTAGAAAAACACTTAAACGTTTCTTGTAAAATGTTAGAATAGATGCTTGTCACTAATTGCGCAATAATAAATATGGAGTCGCGAAAAGATTTGTGGGAAAGCTTATGCAAGTTTAGAGAGATCTGGATAACATCTGGAAAAAATGTTACTCGGATTGAAGGCGCGAATTATCAAAATAAATCATGCGTGTTAAATAATTTTATTTTGGAAAATAGAATAAATTTAAATGGTAGCGGATTCAGAAATAACAAGCAATCATTTATTGGAGAAATGGGTTGTTATGTGAGTCATTATAATTGCTGGAAATATGTTGTTGATAACAACTTTGATTCTTGTTTAATACTTGAGGATGGTATAGAAATTGTCGGAGAAAAATCAGCCGAGTTATTAGAGAACCTTACGATTGATGAGAATGATGATATTTTATTTGTAAATGAAGAAATGAAAAGAGATTTTCAAGGAAATTTTATAGGATATGGAACACAAGGATATATTGTCACAAAAAGTGGGGCGCAAAAATTGTTAGAACTGTGTTACACCTTATCAATGCCGATTGATTTACAAATTAGAAATTTGTGTAATTTGAAGAAAATTAGCGCGGGCGTATTTTCTTCCTCGCTGGTAAGAAGGAATAATAATAGAATTTCAAGCATAGATAATTTTCAATCAAACGCCGAAGATTTGAACGAAAAACAAAATCCCAACACGTTGATTCAAAGAATATTGATGAATTTACTAGAAAAAAAAATAAATATAGATGATTTTATTTAACGTACATGCTATTTATTATGTAAGTAACAAAACCCATCCTCAGTTATAGGTTTGTTTTGACAAGGACTTCCGTTTTTGGTATCACTACCACAAACATATTTGTATGTTCCGCCGCCGAGAGATTTTTTATTTCTTTTCCACTCTTTGGATGCCTCGTCAAAATTAATATCATTAGTGTCGTCTAAAACACTAGAAACGACCGTAGGCGATATTTTCATTTTTGACTGTTTGTTTCCCATATGTAAATATAGGCATCTATATAAATTCCAAAAACGATTCATTTTTTTTGATAATTCAAAAAAAATGAAACCGAAAATGGGGAAATTTTCCCCTCATCATAACTGTAATCAAGATAAGATGGGTGTGAGACACTTGAATAGTTTTATAAGAAATAATTGTCAACGCGCGACGAAATGCGTATCTTTTTCAGAGTTGTCTGGAAAAAAAATAGCAGTAGATATAAGCATATATTTATACAAGTATTTGGAAACAGACACCCTAATTGAAAACATGTATTTAATGATGTCAATTTTTAGATATTATGGAGTGATTCCGATTTTTGTCTTTGATGGAAAGCCGCCTCCCGAAAAAAAAGAACTATTAAAGGAGAGACGCCTTCTCAAAGAAAGTGCCGAGGAAGAATATAACAAGTTGAAAAAAATGTCCCAGTGCGAAGAATTGGAAAAAGAGGAAAAAAATGAAATACTTACCGCGATGTACTCGCTAAAGAAGAAATTTATATATATCACAAAAGAGCACACATCAATAATAAAAAAACTCATCGTTTCTTATGGATTAACATACCACGACGCGGTGGGCGAGGCAGACGAATTATGTGCGTTGTTAACTATTAAAAAGCGTGTTTGGGCTTGCATGAGCGAAGATATGGATATGTTTATTTATGGTTGTCCGCGCGTGCTAAGATATTTTAGTTTACTGAAAAAAACTGCGATATTGTATGACTATAGAATTATTCTTGAAGAACTCGGATTAATTGAAAAAGAGTTTCGTGAAATTTGCGTGCTTTCGGGAACGGACTATAATATTTGTTCTGGTCAGCAACACACCTTGAGTAAAACCTTAAAACTATTTAAAAAATATCATAAAACGGGGGAGGAAGATGATTTTTATGAATGGGTATTAAAAAATAAACCTTGTTATATAAACGATATAGAACTTTTAAAAACGGTAAATTCTATGTTTGACATAACAAATGATGAAAAAAATTATAAAATTCACGACGTTCAGATAATGAATGCGCGAATAAATAAAGACGAAATGAAATCCATATTGAGGGAAGATGGATTTGTATTTAGTTTTTGAATTTGTAAAATAAAATAAATGTTGTTTATTTTAATTTTTTGTTTTATTTTATTTTTTTGTTTTATTTTTTTGGTTTTATTTTTTTGGTTTTGTTTATTTTTTTGGTTTTGTTTATTTTTTTGGTTTTATTTTATTTTTTGGTTTTGTTTCTAAATTTATTTATTGAAAAATATTAAACCGCAACAGCAGCGGCGGCAGCCTCAGCCTTGACAGACTTGGCAAAGTGAGGGCTCATATACTTCTGGAGGTTAAAGTAAGTGAGCTCGTCCGTCTTCTGAAGCTTGAGAAGACCAGCAAGCTTAGCATCAGCATTAATCTTGCGACCATTGGTCTTGTCCTGAAGATTATGCTCGCGAATATACGCATTAATGTCACGAGTAACCGCCGTGCGAGCCATCTCGGCTCCCTTGTCCTTACCAAGGAAAGAGGCAAGCTCGTCGCTAATGCGAGTGGGCTTAACAAACCCGCTAGGGGCGCGGTTTCCGGTCTTCCTCTTGTTCTTAGTGCTAAGCTTCTGGGCAGCCTTGAGCTCGCGGCTCCACTTCTTCTCAAGAGTACGATACTCAGTCTTAAGGGAAGAGATAAGAACACCTAGCTGCTGAAGCTTTGCAAGAAACTCAATAGACTGCTCGCCAACGGGAGTGTCCATTAAATCACCCTCAGGCGCGTCAACAACGGGAACATCAACGGAAACAGGCGCAACCTCCTGCTTAGGAGCCTTAGGCTTCTTCACGCTGGAAGACTTCTCAACAGGAACAGAAGAAGCAACAACCGGAACAACGGAGACAGCAGGAACAACGACATCAGACTGGGTCTTGGGGGTTTTGGTGGATTTCGCCATCTTATATACTACTAAAGTGGGTACTGTTTAAGTGATTTAACACGCTATATATATTATTCTTCACAGGTAATGGCATGTAAAGAATACGCGGACCAACAAAATCTAAAAATAGACAAGGGATTGAAAAAGCCATGGAAGAGCTAATGCTGCTTCTTCATTTACAATTGTTAGCGCACCTAGAACATAATATGCTCCCAGTGCTTTATTTCCAACATCCGAACCAGAATTAACCAATTTTTCTAGAATAACAAGAATATTTTTTCTGATTATGTTTATATTGTTATTGATGTTGAAGCTGCTCACGCTAAAATGTTGAAATGGATCTCCGTTAGGCGGACAAATCTGTCTTTTTACTTCCGCTGAAAGTTGTGCTCTATAAACCCATATATCATTAAGTTCTCTCACGAATCTAACCAATTGAACAGCATTTAAACTTGTAAACCATGACGGGTTACTATAATTTCCTAAAGAGTCAATCGTCTGGAATAAATCTAAAATCCGTAATTCAAGACTTTTCTCATTCGTCATTTCGTTTTCTTTTATATCAATTTCAATATCAAATTTCAGCGCTTTACTTATTTTTATCAAGTTTTTAAGCATGTTGATGACTTCTGGTTGAATAACAGAACGATTATACGGGTTTTTGACTGTTTTTCCTGATTTAATAATAAGGTTATGAAGTGAAATAATGTCAAACCCATATATAAATTTATCAGTGTCTTGATAACTAAAAAATTGCGACGCCGGGAGTGTTTCAATTTTCTCAGTTGTTAAAAAATCGGTATCATTCGTGCATAATTTTCTGTTGAATAATGCGGGTCCATGATAATGATTCCATAATCTTTGTAGATTTCCGCGAAACACTTTTTGAATTTTAATAATAAACGAAGACAATTTTAGGAAACAATATATCCTAAGTACTAGTTGTTTTTTATTTCCCGACAATTTCAATTTGTATAATTTTAGAATTTTCCTTAACTGTTGTCCATTATAATTCGTTCTTAAAAGTATATCGTAGTTATCGGTTGTAGGAATAACGATATTGTCGTCGTCAAATTTATTAGCCGTTTTTCCCGGTTTTGTTAATTCCATACTTTTTTCACATTTTCCGTAAATGTGACTAACGTAGTGTTCTATAGAATTGTCGTGGTTATTTAGTTCGTTATTTTTAACTGATGACATATACTATACCATGTTATTTTCTTTTTAACTATTTGTATAATAAATTAATTTAAAACATTTTGCATTTTCACCTAACAACCAGTGTCGTGTTTTTTAATTATGTAAAAAAATTGAATTAAAGAAATGCACATAATGAAGAGTATACACAGAGAAGATGGCAGAGACTATTATTGATGCGACGCAGTTTAATGTGGAGGACATTCGCTATTCCGCGCCCAAGGCGGGTGGTTCGGGTGGAAAGAGTGTGAACATTTTGAGCAAGACTACAAACAAGGGAATTCGGATTTCTACCCCACTAATGCTTACCTGGGGGGCATCCGATTTTACGGATCCTAGTACGGGAAAGGGAAACGGAAAGTTTGAGTTGTCTTTGCAATTTCCCAGTCAGGATTACCGGACGCCGGAGACGGACGCATATCTTTCAAATATGATTGCTTTTGAGAACAAAATTAAGAAGGATGCGCTTGAGAATTCCAAGGATTGGTTTGGAAAGGTGCATAAGAATTCCGAGGTTGTGGACGCGCTTTATAGCCCGATGTTGAAGTATCCAAAGGATAAGAATACTGGTGAGCTAGACTTGTCAAAGGCGCCTGTTATGCGTGTTAAGATTCCTGTTTGGGAGGGGGTGTGGAAGGTAGAGATTTATGACGAGGAGGAGAATTGTCTCTTTCCCAATCCTAGCAATCCCAATTGCACGCCGATTGAGTTTATGCAAAAGGGGACCAACCTGGCGGTTCTTATGCAATGTGGCGGTCTTTGGTTTGCCAATGGAAAGTTTGGTGTTACCTGGAAGCTTATTCAGAGCGTCACCCAGAAGCCTCGTGGTTCCTTGACTGGTTCGTGTTTTATCAAGCTAAAGGATTCCGACAAGGCGAAGCTAAAGACGCTTGAGGTTCCTGAGCCCGATGTAGATTGTGACAATGTGCCGTCTACTATTGTTGATGATTCCGACGATGACGAGGATGAGGAGGAGGAGTTGGTTCCTGTCCCGGTTCCCGTTGTTCAAGAGCCAGTCGCGGTTGCAGAGGAGCCTAAGAAGAAGAAGGTTGTCAAGAAGAAGGTTGTTGCAGAGGCTTAGTTTATAGAGATTTGTGGTAGTATTAAAAAGTAAATAATCAAATATTTTTTATTTGATTATTTTCAGACGCAAATTTATTCAAAAACTATTTTAACAATAATGTCGGATAATTCACTAACATTATACATATTTTTTTCGCATATTTTGGCGATGCCTTCTCTCTTGAATGTATATGTCTGGACCTTTTTGCATAAAAGGTCATCAATTGGAATTCCAAGGACTTTGTTTCCTATCTTTACAGGAATTATTTTCTCACTCAAGAGAGAAAAAGTAAACGACTTTTTTATCAAGATAACAATATTGTTATTTTCATCAATTTCTATATTTTCCGGTAAATCAGGAAGACACTTCACGATAATTTCTCCGCATTTTCCATCAAATACAAGTTCGCTATGCCATAAAGGAACAAAATATGTTGAACCGTCGTGTTCTAATTTATATACATTGTTTTCAAATAAATCATGTATACTCGGATTTAATACATAAATTTGAACATCTTTGTATTTTTCTAAAATAATTCCTTCAAGCTCAACAAGCAATTGTTGGTCTATTCGTAATATCATTTTATGTTTCAACAAAAAATTATAAATAGAAACCGCTCTTTCTTTTTCCATATTTTCAAATAACTTGATTGATATTTTTTTTGTTCCCGACACAATATCTTTTACCATTGTAGATATGAATTCATTATATTTTCCCTGTAACAGACCATCTATAAACATATGGAGAATAAATGTGTATCCAGTGTTTGCTTCTTCTTGTGGATTATTTTCATTTAAAATACTAATTTCTCTCTTGAGAACATGATAAGCTTCGTTTATCAATTGAAACTGTTCTTTTGACTCTATCGTATTTCCGTTTTTATCCGGATGGTTTTGCAGCGCCAGTTTATGATATCGCTGTTTTAAGTTTTCCAATGTCAGTTTAGGAAATTCGCATTGTTCTATTTCCAATATTTCTATTGCTTTTGAAAGTTCCATGATGAATAAGATGAATCAATATTTTTAAGTTTGTTATGATGTATAGTATACATTACGTAATCCGTATTTCTGTATACATTTATTTAGAAAACATTCGCACTTCTTACACGGTTTGGAATTAACAAACTCCTCGCTATTGTCACCTCTTCCCATTTTCATTATATACATGTCCGCATCACGGAGTCTATTATAATCTCCCAGTTCTCTCACGACGTTTTCTTCTGCATGTATATTTTTTTTGTCGCGAACAAACGTGTTATAATAAGAACGCTCCCACATTCCGCGATAACCAATGCGGTTTGTCGCTTCTGCGATAATTTTTCCGCGATATACGATAACAGCAACATGCACTAAATCGTTGACGCTTCTTAATTTAGTTGTTTTTGGGTCATTCTTAAACCGGTCTAGTATTTGTGCTATTTGTGAATTGGGCATATATTTATCTCAGGCGGATTAGTTTTAATACTTTTCTGAGATAATGCTTTTTCCGCGATTCGGAAATGCATAATTCAAGAAAAATTGAATGCCTATAATTTATTGTTTTTTGAGATAAAAAGAAAATGAACCCTCTTTTTAGTAGTGACGTAACAAGGACACTAAATATTATACCACACGTGCCGCATATTTCCTCGCGTTCCGAAACTCAGCCAAGGGACCCATCACCCGCGAGTGACGAAATTGTCAGATGTTTTGAATATGATGGATTGAAACAACTATCCATGATAATTTGTAAGCAGGCAGTAAAAAATGAAGAAGTTGCGAATTATGAAGAGGCAATAAAACTATATTTACAAGCTATTGAAATCAGTGATGAAGGACTGGCAATGATGAATCTGGCAATTTTATACGAAACCTACCATCACAGGGAACCTGAAAAAATAAAAAAATATTATTTGAAAGCAATTGAGACGGATAACTGTTGTGCGTCTATGTATAATTATGCGGATTATTGTAAATTCCAGGGAAATTATGATGAAATGGTGAAGTACTATGATTTGGCTATCCGAGAACACAATGATTTAGAGTCTGTTTTTGAGTTAATCCTGCATTATCGGGAAAAGAGCGATTCCACGAATTTGAGAAAATATTATTTAATGAGCTTGCAGCTCGGCGAAACAGACGATATTTATGAATTTACAACCGACAACAAGTTTGAATCATTCGTCTTGCTTGATTTTGTTATGTCTGCTACAGAAAACGAGGTTTCAAAAATAAACGCGAAAAACATGTTGGCTCAGTTAAATAGCGAACGCAATATTGCTATTTATAATAACAAAATCAAATTGTTTACCGGTTTAAATCATATTCTTGAATGTGGCATATGTTATGAAGAAAAACTTAACATAAACCTAGCCTGTGGTCACTGTGTTTGCACGTGTTGCTATAAAAGAGTATATATGTCGTCATGTCCTTTTTGTAGAATATGCTTTGTCTAAACTTTATTCATTGGGAAGAAAACGTATATTCGCAGTAGATTCACATAAAACGCCGTTTGCCCATATACCGTATTGAACATTATCTTTCCCATTCGTTTCAAGCGAAATATGATAGTAATTGTACATATTATTATCCACACATTGAGTAAAATATTTACATGCTACGGCTTGTAATATAATTTTGTTATCTATTTTTTCGGAAAACCCCTTTCCATATAAATAAGCTAATTCGCTATTTTTATTGTCGTAACGCGAAATAATATTTGTTTTATCTACTTTATTAACTAAAATTCCATGACCACCAGTTAACAACAAATCGTCTGTCATGAATTCGTTTTTTTTCATTGCGTACATGCAAGTGCGGAAATTTTGAGGATTATTGACAAAAGAGCCTGATTCAATGTTGAAAACTTTTTTGTAGCCATGATTGTATGTTTTTACCAATTGTCCAACAGCAATATTTTTAATCGGCAGATAAAATTCTTTCATATTTTCGTCAGCGCATAAGATTTGTGTATTTTCCCCAAAACAGGGAATCGTATCATCAATTACAATTTTATTTATGAAAAGTCCTCTATAATGTCTTAAATCATTTGTAAGGCTCACCTCGTCCGCCGTAAGTTTTTCAACAGCGACATATTTATTAATGAGATTAGCGATGGAACGGATTTTACTAAATGATCCTCCATAAATTTCTTTGCCAAAATTAACAGTTTTTAAATTCGGTAAATTTGCAAAAATACTGAAAAAAACGGGAATTAAACTAGCTGAATTCACATCAATTTTTTCAATATTCGCAGTAGATCCATTAAACGCATCTAGAGAAATTTCCCCAAGTTCTTTTGACAAAGATACATAAACTAGATTTGCACATTCACCAAATGCTTTACTTCCTACTGGCATCAATATGTATAAGTCAATATTTTATTATTTACAGAATTAATGAATTACGATAAATCGCGATAAATCATAAATTGTTAATAATTTTTACTAAATAAAGAAGATAATTTTCTACGTGATAAATGGGTCTATAGTTATTATTGTAATATTGAAAAAATGAATATGTTTTGATGAGAATTGGTGAAACGTCTACTCCCTTAATTTTATTTTGATTAATTAATTCCGACAATATATACCAAACGCATTGTGTAATATTTAAGTTGTATATAAATATGTCGTATATCAAATCGCGGAATTTTTGAAATTTTAAATCGTGGACATTCATCATTGATTCCAATATCTTATCACATATAATTTTATGTGAAATGAAGTTTTCTTTTTCAGGAGAGTGAAAAGATTTTATATTAGATATATTTTCTAAAAGTATATTGTTTGTTAATTTTGATTTAATACATTTATTATAAAGCGTTTTTGAGGGACGTGGTACCGAAACTACTTCACATGCGTTCAATATATTGTCCGGCATAAAACTTATTTCTTCAGTAATAATGATAAATTTAATCTCTACAGACGCATTATTATTTTGTTGCATATAACTATAGAAATTTTCCAGTAATTCAGGATGAATTTCATGAAAGTTTTTACATACAATAATTCCTGATTTGTCGGTTTTCGCTGAAATAACGTCTATCAATTGTAGGTATATTTCATGCCATAACAATCGTGAATTACATCCTAGAAGTTCCATATCAATTTCATAGTGAATATCACTTATTTTAAAGAGGTAGTTTTGTTTGTTATAAACAACACTAATTTTTTTTTCATATTTTAATTCAGAAGGGCTATATTTTTTAATGGACCGCAACATTTGTGTGTATTTGCCGACCCCACCGGGACCATAAAAGATAACATTTTTCAAGTCAGACATTTTTTTAGGAAACGTCAAAAATAACTTTTCTAATTTTGGGTGAAGATTGTTCTTAAGCGACGATTGTAGATATTCTTCAAAATGGGTTTCGTGAAACTTCATTATATTAGTTATTTCATTATTCTTTATTATTTTTTACGACATATTGTTAAGTAAAACAAAATAAACCCATTCTTTCATTCATATGTAAAACAATGAATATTGTCAAAAATATAGAACAATACAGCAAAGAAAATGTCTTTTATTGTGATTCCATCAAAAACAATGTCATGAACAATGGTAATTTCATACGAATTTTATACTCTACTGATTTTTGTGTGCTGAATGGGATAACTCTTATGTTGACATTAAACGAAATTTCATGTGAAAAATATTATAATAAATATAAATGCAGTTTTAATATAAACACGCATAAAGAAATTATTTATAATTTAAAGAGAATTGAGGAGGAGCTTTTGGAAAGCGTTGCGATAAGCGATAAGGTGCCACAATACAAGATTTATGAACAACTACGAAGTGGGAACATAAAATTTTTTATTGATTCCACCGAGAAAATTAACAATAATATGTTTATGATTAAAATATCGGGGATATGGGAAGCGGATTCACAATACGGACTTACATACAAGTTTTTGAAGATTAACCATCCGTAGAAAAGTAAGCCAGTATTGTTCCTAAAGAATATATGGAAATTATGGCGAGGAGTCCTATCAAATAGAGCAACATTCCATAAATTTTAGATAACGAGTGCGACATTTTGAATGTTTTTTCTTGTGTTCCATAATAAAATACTATCAGCTGTGAAACAATTAATACAAGAACAATTTTAGAAAACGAGTAATATCCATTTGATACATTTCCGGATGTAATTTTATTAAAGTAAAAACTTAATAAATATATCACGTAAAAAATGCTTGCGATTATTAATAAAAACGGCCCAATTGTATACAAAAACGACATAAGTGATGCATTTTCTCTCATCTTACTCATTGACACTCCTGAAAGTATGAGAAATCCTACAGCGATGAAGGAATATCCAACGATTGTTCCGGAAACAGATGCGACTGAACTTGTTCCTATTGTTAAACATATTATAATCGCACCAGTAATAATTAAAGAAGTATATGTTTTAGCAACTATGGTGTCCGTGTCCATTATAATTTATTATAAGTAAATATTTTTATTATTGGTATAATAATATTTATAATTATGTTGTTTTAATATAAATTATCATGGATATCGGAAAAGTTCAACCACGTCAACAACAAAATGTTTCCAATTTTTCAACAAATCATCCTATTATAAATAATGCTCAGCAGTATATGTATGAGCAAAAATTTGTCACGATTGATTCTAGCGATGTTGATAGGAACAAATATCCGTGCTTAGGACAGTTTGACATTGAATTACCCCAAGAATACTCTAATGTTCAGGCAATTAAATTAAGCTCTTGGTCATTTCCCTCAAATTATAACGTTTTTTCTGCTTTGAAAAATAATATAACAATGTCATTTTCAATTATTGCTGCAAACAATGGAAAAACTCCGTATTCAATAACGATTGAGGAAGGAACATATACCAATCAACAAATGGCAACAGAGTTGACAAATAAAATGAATTCGGCTGTTTCGGGAACGTATTCAGGTTTTACAGTTGTATATAACGAAATTGATTCAAAACTGTATTTTGGAAATAATACGGACGATTTTCAAATAGAGGGTCTCGCCGACCCTACTGCCACCAAAAATGTTTTTCCGTCTTATTCCAATTCAGGGTTGTTAAGTTATTTAGGATTCAATGGGCGTTCGGTAAAATCCGTGAGTTCAAAGAATGCGCCCAGGTTTTTTTATTCAAATATTAATGGCGGGAATTGGTTACCGACGCCCGCACCAGCACCCATCCCAGACCCGGCTCCCGTTCCACCCACGATAGTCGTGCCACCAACATATTACACATTGACTCCCCCCAATAAGACAAATCTTTCAGGGAATCCCTATTTTTTTATAGAATTAAATGGGTTTAATTGTATTGACGAAATGATTCCTTATACAAATTCGGAATATACTAGGGAAAACAATGTCACTAACGGAACATTGAATGCTGCTTTTGCCAAATTGCCAAAAAATATTCCCAATGCGTCATTATGGACCAACAATAATACGAATGTCCAGTTACCGATAAGGGTATTCAACCCACCTGCGGAAAAGATAAGAAAACTACGTGTTAAATTTCGTGAACACACTGGGGAAATAGTAAGGTTTTCCGAGTTTTCCTTCATGTTGGAATTTGTCTTGTTTAAACCACAGATTGAGAGACAGTATTCCATGTTTGTTCCCGAAGCAACACAATTTTCTTATAATTAGCGTATTCACTGTCCGTTAATAATGTCATTTTTAATGTAAACAATTATGAAAAAAATAATTTTTAGTTTCACTTGTCATGAAAGCATAGAATGTATACTGGACTTATTTTCCAATATAGACAGTTTTTTCGGAGATTTTGACACATTGATATTAGTGTCAACCAACGAAAAAATAAACGAAGAACTTCAACATGTGAAAAATGATAAAATAGTAATAACGAGTGTCCGAAAAAACAACTTGAATATTTGGGGAAATATTGAGTTGTTCAATCAACATATTATAAACGCGAAATATTTAATGGAAAATAACATAGAGTTTAATTATTTTTGGTTCTTGTCTAGTAATGAAATGTTTATTAAAAAAGTGACTCCGAAGTTTTTGGATAAAAATATGATAAAATTACAATCCGCGGAAACCGAGAATAATGGATACGACGATTATTTTAATTCGTTCAATTTTGATATTGGCTGGTGGTGGTGGAATAAATTTAAAAATGACGAATATGCGGTTAATTTTTTCAAAAATTACAACCATTACTAATTGTAGTTAATAACCGACATGAACCTGATGCGAAAATTTTCATAATTAATTTATATATCAACTACATAAATTAATTATTCCAAAATATTTCATACATATCCGTACGTATCTTTTATCCATTTTTTCAACGACTCTAGTGAACACTCCAGATGATTTTCCTTGAACCCCGACAATTTTAAAAATTGCGGCTTCTTCATTTTTTCCGTTTTATAGAAAATATAGTCTCCGTATTTTCCGCTACGAATAGATAGGTCGGGCGTAATTTTTCTTAGTTGTGTTGGAATCATACTCGGCTTAAGCTGCTCATTCTCTGAATCTAAATTCAGAATTGTGGTTACTTCTTCCAAAGTTATATTTTCAAACGGACGGTTTCCGAGAGAAGAAAGTGACTTTGTTTTTTCGCCATCGCTCGTCCATTTGGCATAAAGACCATATCTTCCTTTCTTAAGAAACAGTTTCTCTCCGCGATATTCTCCCAAAAGATATTCCGAAGAAGACGCGACCGGAAGAATCAATTCTTCCAATGTATATCCACCATTCTCCAACTTTTTCAAGTCTATGTCAGGCTTCACCGAGAGAAAGGTAATGTCTTCCTTCTTTTTAGAATTTTTTGGAATACATTTAATTACCGGTCCGTGTTTCCCAATAATATAATAATGAGATTCGTCTATTTTTATCTCGTATTTTTTCTCGTCTACTAATTTCGCAGAATCTGTTTCAATGTTTTTCAAGCAATCTTCACATAGGGTTTGCCAAATGATGTCCCCTTTCAACACTCTGTCTAATTCCGTTTCCATTTTACTCGTATAATCATAATTAAAAATGGAATCAAAATGTTTCAATAAAAATTCAATAACTAATAGACCGACCGGCTGAATGACTAATTTTCCCTTTTCGTTCCCGAATTCTCTTGTTGAATTCTTCTCAGTCAAAATATCGTCTTCCAACTCAAAATCTTTACATTGAATTGATTTTCCTTGGACGTCTTCCTTTTTCACATAACCTCGTTCCATAATTTTATCTATAAGCGACGCAAAGGTTGACGGTCTTCCGATTCCCCGCTCTTCCAAGAGAGAAACTAGTCGTGCCTCCGTATAATGTGTTTTTTTATCTCTTATCGCGATTTTTGCGATTATTTTTTTATAGGGCAAAACGCTTCCGGCTTTCAACTGATTCAAATAAGCATAATTCTCCGCTTCGTCCTTATTATCTTTTTTGTCAGAAGGGCTTAAAGAAACGATTTTCCAACCAAGAAAATGGACTAACTCACTAGTTGTGGAATATTTTGTATTTAATGGCGCAGTTATTTCCGCCCTGACGGAAAAATATTCCGCATCGCTCATGCAACTAGCCAAGGAATTTTCCCAGATTATTTTATAAAGCTTTTTCTCTCTTAGATGCATTGAATCATCTATTTCTTTTATAAGAATGTTGGTTGGTCTTATTGCTTCGTGAGCCTCTTGTGCTTGTGGTTTATCGTCGGGTTTCTTTTTGGTATTTTTTTTTTCTTTCGTCTGCGAAAGATTGTTAATTTGGTGGGAAACGTATTTTTCGTCGTGTGTTTTTATGATATAGTCTCTCGTCGCATCAATGAAATCTTGAGAATAGGTTTTACTATCCGTTCTCATATAGGTAATGTAACCCTGTTCGTATAATTGTTGACAGTGTTTCATTGTTTCTTTCGGGGAGATGTGTAATTCATTAGAGGCAACCTGTTGTAATCGGGAAGTGGTAAATGGTTCGGGTGCTTTTTTGGATACTTTCTTCGGTTCGGTTCTAGAGAAAATATGGTCATGATTGACGGTTTCTTCTAGGAATTCTGTTATTTCCTCCTCTTTATCAAATTCTTTATTAAGGTCAAAAAATATGTTTTTGCTAGTAAAATATCCGCCGGTGTTGTACACTATTTTTCCCGGGTTTATGTTGATTTCTTGTTGATTTTCATATACGAGTCGGAGTGCGGGAGTTTGACATCTTCCGGCGGATAGGCTGTTTTCCTTTGTTTGAGAAATATACTTCCATAAGAGAGGAGTTATCTTGAATCCAACAAATAAATCCAACATTTGCCGGGCTTGTTGAGAGAAAACCATGTTCATGTTGATCCTTGTCGGATTCCTCATTGCGCCCAATATAGCTTTTTCGGTAATCTCATGAAAGACGATCCTTTTTGTTCTCTCTATAGGAAGGTTAAAGAGAGAACAAATATGCCAAGCAATCGCCTCGCCTTCCCGGTCATCATCGGTTGCCATGATAACTTCGTCTGCTTTTTCTATTTCTCTCCTTAAAAAATCCACATGAGATTTTTTCTTAGGGTCCGACGCAATATGATATTTTGTTGCAAAATTATTTCCGATGTCAATATCATTAAGGGACTGAAGTTCCCTTATATGTCCGAAACTTGCGAGACACTTATAACCGGGTCCTAAAAACCCCTCTATCTTTTTGCATTTCGCTGGGGATTCTACGATAACTAGAGTGTTTTTTGACATATTTGTTGTATAGACATGTCAAAATATATTTAAGCTGTTATATAATACATGCTTCATCGCTGTTACAATAATATTTTCTCTCTACAATAAATTCCCAAGAAGTGAAATAATAGATGAAAACTTCAACATAATTTAACCACACCGCTCTAATCCTTTTTACTTTCTAAAATGTATTCACAGAGAGAAAGGGGGTTTCAACTATTCTACTGCATTATTTTTTTATAGTCTCTCCAAGAAATATTCACCACTGGCTCTTTATATACGGGTCCGGAATCGTCTTCTTCATTTAGCTTATCCGCCTTTCTCAGAGCACTGTCTACATAAAGTTCTTTCAAGATTTTCCCAACGACATACGAACCTTCATGTTGGTCTAATTCACCATCCTCAATGCGACGTAATACGTTTAAAAATTTATTCAACATAGACATGTCTATTTCGGATTTTCGTATCTTGTTGTAAATATCAGTATAATAAGTAAATAAAAAATTACATTGAGACATGCCTTCATCATGAATTCTTTTCTCATCATTTGGGTGAGTATTCATGATAGAGAGAAGAATATTGATATCTTTTTGAAGAAGGTGACTATGTTTTAATTCGCGTATTAAATCAGTGTAGTCTTCCACATCATTCGCCTTTATCATTTTCTGTAAATGAAGGCGTGTGCTATCATCCATTATATCCGACATGGTATTTGTATAATTTAGAATACTTTGTGTCTAAACCATAATTTGTTTTATTTTATTTTATTTATTTTTATGTAGTTGAAATATATATATGTCGCACGCACTTCCACAAATGACAACGCAATCATTACATCCTGGGTCAAACTCTCCTCAAAGTTCTGCATACGCCACAATTAAAGAAGTAAATGAACGACAAGCTGCGTTAGTATCTGGTGGGAGAAGGAGAATGAGAAAGCGGCACGTAATGCGTGGCGGAGTAGTAACTATACCTCCGGTTCCAGTAAGTTTTCAGTCTAGTGGTCCGCACGGAATTGGCAATCAAGTATCCAATAATGCATCTACAATTTTACAATCAAAAGCTAATGCGGAATTAGATTCTGGTGTCGCGGCACCACCACAGGTTAAGGGAGGTAGACGGAAATCAATGAAATCAATGAAATCTAAAAAATCAATGAAATCAAGGAAATTAATGAAAACAATGAAGTCTAAAAAGACAAAGAAAAATCGTAGGAGATAAATTTAGAATAATATAATTATAGTATAAGTTAAACAACAATGCCAAAAGGGATTGATTGGTTTCATTTTTTATATGTAAATTTAGGATATGTGGCTTTAATATTAGCCATGTATTTTTTTATTGCCATTGACGATATCAAAAAGAATTGGCCGAAATATAGATGTAATCCAATGTATATGGGGTTATCCGACGATATTGAAAAAGACATGACATTTTGCGTGCAAAATATTCAAACAGGATACATGGGTCATTTGATGGAACCAATTACTTACATATTGGCAAATTTGTCTTCAATGGGGGGTGAATTTAGCGACTCTTTGAATTTTGCAAGAAATATGGTTGCAAATATACGTGGATTTGTAAGTAGCATTACAGATGGAATTTTCGGTGTTTTTGTTAATTTAATTACAGAATTTCAAAAAGTTACCATAGGAATTATGGATTTAGTAGGCAAATTAATCGGCGTCATGGTTACTATGATGTATGTTATGGACGGTTCGGTAAAAACCATGCAAAGTGCATGGAATGGTCCACCCGGACAAATGGTTCAAGCGATGGGTCATTGTTTTGAACCGTACACAAGATTGAGATTGAAAAACGGACACGTTGTTTTTATGTACAATTTAGATTTAGGAGATATATTGGAAAATGGTAGTCGTGTGGTCGCAATTATGAAAATTGACAATCCTAACCGAGAACATAAATTATACAAAATATCCGGTTCGGGGGTAGATGGAACCGATATTCTAGTTACGGGCACTCACATGATGGAATTAGGCGATACATTTATTGAGGTGAAAAATCACCCGTTGGCGAGAGAGCAAACAGAAGTACAGTGTAATTGGTTTTCGTGTTTAATTACAGATGACCACAAAATTAAAGTGGGAACACAAACTTTTTGGGATTGGGAGGACTATCTCATAAAAAATAAAACGTTTCTTTAAGAACCGAATATTATCCATATACATTATATACAAATTGTATGGATAATATTTATGAATCATCAAATAAAATTAATAAAATATACGGAAAACTCGGTTACTTTGACCAATACGGCGGTTCCTTGTTTTTTTTCATTTTATTAATTATTTTATTGTTCCTCGTGCATTCTTATTTTATTGTCATGAAAAACATCCAACCGATAAAACAAAATTGGTCGGTTGAAAGATGCAATCCAAAAGTCATGCCTTTTGCCGGAATTATTAATAAACCGGATGACAAATCTATTACTGAATTTACTGCGGAGAATTTCAACTACTGTTTAAACAATATACAAACTTCCATCACCGGACATTTGATAGAACCCATAACTTATTTAACTTATTCTCTCACTGAAGTTTTTGTGGACCTTCAAAAAGGAATGCAATTTTTGAGAAATATTATGGCAAATATCCGGAATAGCATCGGAACCATAGCAGGAGACATAATGGGTCGCATAGCAAACATCATTGTTCCTTTACAACAGATTATCATTGCGGTGAGAGATATTATGGGAAAAATACAGGGCACCATTGTCGCGGGGTTGTATACTGTGTTAAGCGTATATTATATTTTAAAATCTTTATTAGGGGCAATCGCAGAATTGACAATAATATTATTGGTTTCTTTGGTGGCATTAATAGCCACCACGTGGATTATTAGTTTTTTCTGGCCGCCATTTATAGCTTATGCCATTTCGTTAACTGTTTTATTTATTTCTATCGCGATACCGTTAGCAGTGATAATGGTTTTTATATCAGATGTCCTTCATATTCAAGTGAATGGTGCGATACCTGTGGCACCAGGTCGTCCAGTAGGAGGTAGCTGTTTTGATAAAAATACGAAACTGAAAATGAATGGCGGAACTATTAAAACTATCTCTGAAATAAGTGTCGGAGAGAAACTTGAAAACGGTGATTTGATTACTGCTATTATGAAGTTGGACGCCAGAGAATCAACAATGTATGATTTGGATGGAATTTTAGTATCAGGAACACATTCGGTATATCATGAAGGAAAGTGGGTTTTTATATCGGAACATCCGTGTGCGATGAAAGTTTCCGACTATTCCGAACCTGTAATTTACTGTCTGAATACTTCTTCAAAACGGATAATTATTGAGGGATTTTTATTTATGGACTGGGACGAGTTGACCGATGATGACATGAGTGAATTAATGAAAAGAATCCGGGGAAAAGAAACAATTGATATTCATAAAAATCTGGATAGCGGGTTTAGCGAAGATACTGAAATAAAAATGAAAAATAATGCTGCTAAAAAAATAAAAGATGTTGGCGTTGGAGAGATATTAAGCAATGGCTCTATTGTTACCGGAATTGTGGAAATAAACGGGGAAGAATTGAAGCAACATTATTTTGATTTAGGAAATAATAAACCGCCGATAAGTGGAACAAATTTACATTTAACAAATCCTTTAGATGGAACAAAAAAGTTTTCAAAACACGAGGAAAAGAAATTATTTCATTTAATAACAAATAGTGGGATTTTTTTGATAGAAAAAGTTTCATTCCAACATTATAATTCATCGGTTGAGTTATTTTTAGAAAAGTACAACGAAAATTTATTATCTGTGAAATATGTATAAAAAACATGAACATTAGTCTAGATTGTTCTTTTCGTGTAGAAATAATATTGTTAATTTTTATTGTATTTTTACTAATGACCGGAAATGTTTTGTGTTCTTGTTCTACGATGAGTATGTATGAGGGTTTTGCGGTTTTAGAAAAAGTTAAAAACACAATTATGAAACCCCGTGGCGGAGTTCCTGGTGCAATAGATAGGGGAGTCGCGGATGATGCCGCGAGTTTGAAAGAAGGATTTGCTTCTTATAATAAGCTTCCTGGTCAAAGGTATCCATTAAATGATGGACAATCCGAAAAATACGATTTAAAAAATTATAAACCAGTTGATACCGCGGCATGGTTTACTGCGGATTTATCGTCTTCGTCCGGAAAAGACGATGGAAAGGGAATTCAACAAATTCAAAATCGTAAGGAACAGCCGATTCCTCTCCCTGAGGGCGAGATGTTACTTTTAGCGAATAACGATTTCAGTCCGGAATGTTGCCCGAGCTCATTTTCTAATAGCAAAGGATGTGCGTGTTTAACGACGGGACAATATAATTACTTGATAAACCGTGGAGGTAATAATATACCTTATAGCGAATATTAACTTGTGCGCGCGTTTCCAACAAAAATGTCCACGCATTCTTTTTTCCATGCTTCATCTTTATTTGTAATATATTTATTGAATATAACACAAAACGGTTCCCAGGTTCTAGAACATTTTCTTAATTCGGGTGCTAAATGAAATAATCTGTGTTTATAAAAGTTTGTTAATTCTTCTATAAATTCTTTCTCGGATTCTGGTATTTTTTCTAGGAGACAAACAACCATTAGGAGGGAATCTCTTGGTTCTGTGGTCATTCTTATGATTTATTATTTTTGCGAATAAATCATAATCAATTTTTATTACTCTTTGTTTTGCGCACTTTGTGTGTTTTACGTGTTTTACGTGTTTTACGCATCACACGCCGCATTCTTCTACTTTTCCCGCCAAAAGAAAGTGTGAATTTTCGTATTTCTGCTTTATTTTCTTGTGACATTTTTATGAAACGTTCTAAATTCTCTTTAAAACCTCTATCACTTTTAAAATTGTTGCCAAAAATTTCATCCAATTTTTCAATAACGAAATTTATTCCGGTTTTACTTTCAATACTTAAAAAAATACTCATAAGTTTTTTTTCACTCTCGTTCAAAGAAACGATTAAATTTTTTTCTTCATATTGTTCGTTAAGACGTATTGCAACTGTATATATATGTTTATGTTCATATTTACCAGTGTTAAATAAAAATCCTCCTACGCTATTAACTGCTAAAATAGCATAATTCTCTTGATAACCGTTTCTCTTTTCTTGTAAACTCTTATCACCTGGGAATGATTTTATTGCGTCATCTAAAACCGCCATAAATTTTGTGTGCAATCGGCTAAATTCTTTCATTTGGCTATTTAAAAGAGCGATTTCTCTCCCGATTTTTTCTTGCTTACAGTTTTCAATAAACTCTGGACTGTCATCAACGGAATACGCACCATTTTCAGGACATGTTTCACTTTGTCTTGTTTCTAGTGGACGTTTCTGTCTCTTAAATAAAGAAAACATTATATATATTTACACTATATAATTGTGAATAAAAAAATAGAATAAATGGAATGAATGAATGGAATACGCGATTTACACATAAAGCCCCGAGAGCGAAACATTATCGTCCCTTTCCTTTTTAATGAGTTTATCTACGATGGCTTTTGTCACCGTAAAAGGAAATTCAACTGTTAGTGCAATATCTTCCTCAAATAAATTTGTCCCCGGCTTCATCAACCGATACAAATTGAGCTTGGTAAAGATGATTTCCATACATCTCTTTAGATTACGAACCCCGTCTTCCTTATTACAGTGAGTGTCAATAATATAGTGAAGGGACTCTTCCGTAATAGTAATATCATCTGGATTAAACTTTACTTGTTCGCGAATTTTCGGAAGCAAATAATCATTTGAAATAATCGTCTTTTGTTTCTTATCGTACCCCTTTGTCATAATACGATACATTCTGTCTCTCAGAATAGGATTTATCTTGCTTTCATCATTGTAGCTGAAGATGAACAAGCACTTACTTAAATCAAAATCAATCTCTGCGAAATATTTATCATGAAATTGACTGTTTTGTGTAGTGTCGGTAAGATGAGTCAAAATTCCTGCGATTTCCTCACCCTTCGGCGTGTCGCTTATTTTATCCAACTCGTCAAAATATATCACTGGATTCATGCAGCGACTATCAATGAGAATCTGCACGATTTTACCCCAAACACTCCCCTCATATGTATAAGAATGACCTTCCAAGAAACTACTATCGGTGGCGCCACCAAGGGCGATGAAGGCGAAAGGGCGATTCAAAATCTTACTAATTCCCTCTTTGACAAGCGATGTCTTTCCGGTGCCTGGCGGTCCCTTAATAGCAACCGCAGTTCCGATTGCAGCCGGATTAGTAATTAACTGTCCTAACATCTGCATAATTTGCATTTTTGCATCATTGAGACCATATACGGCTTCATTTAATGTTTTCTGTGCGTTTTCCATAAACTCGTGACATTTTTCAACACCGTCATTTATGCTAACAGGAAGCGTCTCAAATTTATTGAAAGGGATTCTCATAAAAGTATCTACCCAGTTCTTAATCTTGAAATATTCGCCCGAGCCCGGGTCCATATGACGTAGTGAGCCGAGTTTCTTCATTGCCGCGGCTTTGAATATGTGGGGAATATTTGCCTCCAACAATGTAAGACGATATGGCGTTTCAACGCGAATAATTTTGTTAATTTCGCGAACCTCCTTGATGATTTTTTTTTGTTCATCAATCTGAAGTGTATCAAAGAATTCATTATCATTCATGGTGTTTTTGTCACGAATAATTCGTCTGAAAATCCGCAAATTCTTTTCTTTGTGCTTTTCTTGCTTGCGTTCCTGTTTCTTTTTTTGTACAGCAAGACCTTCTTCACAAACTTCAATGCATTTCTTGAGGGTTTTATTTCCTTTGTTTTTTTCATAAGAAGACTTCAGTTGTTGGAGCATCTCGTCTGTATGTTTATCGTCGGTTTTATTTGAAGGAACGTCTTTTTGAGTTGACTTTTCAGTAGGTTTCGCGGATTTTGCTAGTTTTGCGGATTTTGCGAGTTTTGCGGATTTTGCGAGTTTTGCGGGTTTTGCGGATTTTGCGGATTTAGAGGACGACTTTTTGCTGACAACTTTATTTTCTTCCTCCACTTCATCTTCTTCATCTTGTTCATGGTATTGTTCATCATCTTGTTCATCATGCTCATGCTCATCCTCATCTTCATCTTCATCCTCACTTGAGGAGACACTCTCATCTTCATTTTCAGTAAAATCGTCATCATCATCGTCATCATAATCATCATCATCATCACAATCCTCCCAGTCTTCATCATCATCTTCGGCTCCGCCCGAAATCGTGAAAACAATATTAATTTTATTGGAACCTTTGTTTTCTCCGTCTTTCTCATCATCATCTTCGCTATCATCATCATCTCCGCTATCATCGTCATCTTCACTATCATCGTAATCTTCGCTATCATCGTCGTCCGAGTCGTCATCGCTATCCTCATCCTTTTTAACAGTTTTCTTTTTTGAAGATTTCTCGGTTTTTGAAGCTTTTTCGTTTTTTGAAGCTTTCTCGGTTTTTGAGGGTTTCTCTGATTTTGAGGGTTTCTCAGTTGTCTTTTCAGAAATCTTTTTTGTCGCCTTAGTGGATTTTTTTGCGAATTTTTCCTCCTCCTCATCGTCTTCATCCTGTTCTTTTAATTTCTTCTTCAGCCTTTCACCATCCGCTATTTTGTTGCTCAAATTTTTGGAAGGAAACATCTTGGAAAGAAATTTACGATATTCATGAACATCCATTTCATCTTCGCTATCACTTTCTCCATTGTCTTCCGACGATGATTCATCCTTTCTCTTACGGTTTTTTAATTCCTCCCTTTTTTTGGAGATTTTTTTGCTGACTTCGGACTTTTTGCTTTTTTTGTCGCACGCCATTTTCTTGTATTTATAATGATGACGTCATTTTAAATGGTATTCAATTTTTATTTAAGAAAATATTCTCATTTATATTTTCTAACTTAGCCGAAAAATAACATTTTTTAATTTAAAATATAATTGAAAACAAATAATCTAAATATTATTATCTTATATAAGGAAGCATGGCGAGAAACGCAAAGAACGTGGAATACAAAAATCCCTCAAAAATTATTGGGATTCAGTTTAGTATTCTGTCTCCCGACGAAATTCGTAAAGGTTCCGTAGCTGAGATTACTACTCGCGACACCTATGTTAATAATAAGCCCATTATCGGCGGTTTGTTTGACCCTAGGATGGGAGTATTGGAACCCGGATTAATTTGTCCCACTGACGGAATGGATTATATGCAAACCCCGGGTTATTTCGGTCACATTGAATTGTCGCGTCCTGTATTTTACATTCAATATTTGAGCACCGTATTGAAAGTCTTGCGTTGTGTTTGTTTCAAATGTAGTAAGATTTTGATTAGTAAAGACAAATACAAACAGGGTTTGAAGTTGGTGGGTGATGCGAGATGGAAATACGTGTTTTCGTTGGCGAGTAAAGTAAAACGTTGTGGTGAAGATACGGAAGACGGGTGTGGTTGTTTACAGCCGACCAAGATTCGTAAGGAAGGTTTAGCAACAATTTATGCCGAGTGGAAAAATGATGCGGTCGCGGCACCCGGTGAGGAACCAACACAGAATATTGTGATAAAGTTGACACCAGAACTAGTGCTGAAGATTTGCAAGCGCATTTCCGACGAAGACGTTTCTTTCATGGGGTTCAGTCCTATTTGGTCGCGTCCTGATTGGATGGTTTGTCAGACAATGGCGGTTCCGCCACCTGCGGTGAGACCATCCGTCAAGCATGATGCTCAGCAGCGCAGTGAGGACGATTTGAGTCATATCCTGGTGAATATTATCAAGACCAACAAGACGCTACAGGAGAAAATTCAGAATAATGCGCCGGCGAATGTGATTGATGATTGGACAACCGTTTTGCAGTACTATGTTGCGACACAGGTGGATAATAAGATTCCTGGTGTCGCATCGGTTGCGCAAAGGTCGGGTCGTCCTTTGAAATCAATCAAGGATAGGCTGAATGGTAAAGGTGGGCGAATGAGGGGGAATCTCATGGCGAAACGCGTGGATTTTAGTGCTCGTTCAGTTATTACTGCCGACCCCAACATCTCTATTCGTGAGCTAGGAATTCCGATGAAGATTGCCAAGAATATCACCAAACCGGTGATCGTAAACCGAATCAATAAGGCGTTTTTGTTGAAGCTCGTACATAATGGTCCCGATGTTCACCCTGGTGCGAAAATTCTGGAGCGAAAGAATGGTGATTCTATTACTCTCAGGTATATGGATAGAAAATCTATTATTTTGGAGGATGGGGACATCGTACACCGTCACATGATGGACGGAGACCCAATCTTATTTAACAGACAACCTACCCTCCATAGGATGTCTATGATGTGTCACATTGCTCGCATCATGACGCGAGGCGACACTTTTAGAATGAATGTCGCAGACACAAAACCATACAATGCTGACTTCGATGGAGATAAACAACACGGTAAACCGTCTTGTCTCCAACAGGGAGCGTGAAAAGCGTGAAACTCCCTAGTCAAATTATAATTAAATTATTAATAAAAGCAACTTAAAGCCATCAACAGATAAAGCGTATATGGAACTGTCAAAACGCCAAGAACTGTCAAACGTGATATTAGACGACCCGCAACAACGATACTGCGAAATATACAAAATAACTAATCTGACAACAGATAAGTGTTATATTGGACAAGCCGTTTCGCACATATTAAATCATAAAAGGTACAGACCCTACGGACACGAAGGAAGATTCAGATGTCATGTTTCGGAAGCATTTTCAGCAAAAAAAAATCAATGTCACTTTCTCAATAATTCCATACGAAAACATGGAATTGCAGATTTTGTGGTTGAACTTATTGAATGCTGTGAAATTGCTGATGCAAATGACAGAGAAATACACTTTATCAACCAATTTAACAGTTTGTTTCCGAACGGATATAACCTGAAAAATGGCGGAAGTGTATTTACTCATACTGATGAAAGTAAAAAACGTGTTTCTGTGGGTGTTGCCAAATATTATGAGGATAAAAAATATGAACGGTTCGTGAATATTAAGCGATTGAAAGATAACAACGAGTTATACATAAAGACGCTTAATAGAGATGGTACGCAGTATGGTTGGTATGTCTATATTGAGCGTCACAAGGCAGATTTCGGTGGAGTGCATATATCTTTGTCTGAGAGTAAAGCCCAGGCAAATGCTTTTATTAATAATTTAAGAAATAATTTGGCAACGTAACCAAATTGACGGGAACTCCTTAAAGCAAACACTACCACTCACTATAGGAAACTTTTGTGAGGAACTCGGTTAATAGCCGAACCCAATGGTAAAAAAGTGTTTGATGCGTCCTCACTCACGGACAAAATAGGTAATCCGCAGCCAAGCCCCTAAACTCGTTATGATAGAGCATGGGGAAGGTTCAGAGACTAGATGATTACGGCTCGTAAATGAAGGATTAATCAACCTAATACGGGACAAGGTATAGTCCGTCCAACTGGGAAACCTTTTGGGAATTCATGGAGATGAATTTACACTGTCCACAAGACACCGAGTCAGATGCGGAACTTAAAAATTTAGCGGCGGTTCCTTACCAGATAATTAGTCCAGCCAACAATTCCTCTATTATTGGCATCTTCCAGGACTCGTTATTGGGAAGCTATCGTTTCAGTAGAGAAAATATTAATTTTAATAAGCGCGATGCGATGAACCTTCTTATGATGTTTCCGAGAGTGAATGAAGCGCTTTTTCAGGAGAAAGAGGGAACAATTTCCAATTTTGAGATTCTTTCACAGATTATTCCTCCGATTAGTTTGAAATACAAGACGAAGCATTTCGGGGATGCCGAGGATTTCGGGAAATCCAACAATGTATTGGAGATAAAGAATGGTAAATATATCCGCGGACAGATGGAGAAGGGGGTTCTGGGTTCAGGAACCAAGGGACTTATTCACCGGGTGTGTAACGATTATGGTAATATGGCGGCGGCAGATTTTATTGATGATTTACAAAACATTGTCACTGAATACATGAAGACCAGCTCTTATAGCGTCGGAATCAGTGATTTGATTTCGGATGAGAAAACGAGCCAAGCGATTATCAAGATTATTACGGACAAGAAGAATGATGTCAAGAGTTTGATTGACCAGACACAAATCGGAGTATTTGAGAATAATACGGGAAAGACAAACGAGGAGGAATTTGAGACACAGGTAAATAATATATTGAACAAGGCGTCCTCGGAGGCGGGTTCGGCAGGATTAAAAAGTTTGAGCAAAGATAACCGATTTGTTATTATGGTGAATGCGGGTTCAAAGGGTAGTGACCTGAATATTTCGCAGATGATTTCTTGTTTGGGTCAGCAGAATGTGGATGGAAAGCGCATTCCTTACGGATTTGAACAACGCACACTTCCTCACTTTAATAAATTTGACGATAGCCCAGGCGCACGCGGATTCGTAGAGAGTTCGTATATTAATGGGCTTTCTCCACAGGAATTGTTCTTTCATGCGATGGGTGGTCGTGTTGGTCTCATTGATACTGCGGTTAAGTCGGTAACGTGGGAAACTCCTATTATTATTATTGAGCACGGGTCAGCGAAATATACCGAGATTGGTAGATGGATTGATAACCAGTTGGACGCAAATTCTAGCAACGTGCAACATTTCACGGAAAGGCAAATGGAGTTATTAAATATCAAAAACGGAGACGTATATATTCCGACAACTGATGAAAACGGCGTTGTAACATGGGGTGAAGTTACGGCAATCACCAGACACGACCCGGGATCCGAGCTTTATGAGATAAAGACAAATGGAGGAAGAACTGTCATTGTTACCGAAAGCAAATCCCTACTGATTTGGAACCCCGATACCAAAAAGCTAAAGGAAATGCTTACTCCGGATATTAAAGTTGGTGATTGTGTTCCGGTTACCGCCGAATTATGTCAGCCGCCAATTGTCGCCGACTCTATTGATATGACCAAATATCTTTCAAAGAACAAGTATGTTTATGGTTCTGATTTTAATAAAGCAACAAAAATGATGACCGAGTCTATGGAAAATCGCAAGAAAATATCACCGGGTTGGTGGGGCGAAAATAACGGAACAGCGTTTGTTCTTCCGTATACAAAGAAATCTTCGCTTCAGAGAACCTGTGTGCGTTCCAACATGGAAAATATCAAAGATGGATTTATTTACCCCTATAGCGGAAATCGTAGAGACACTAAGATTCCTGATACCTTTGTTCTTAATGAGGAGAACGGAATTTTCATTGGTCTCTTCTTGGCGGAGGGAAATGCCCACAGGACTTCTGTTTCTATTACGAACAATAATGCAAACATACAAAATTTTGTAAAGAGTTGGTTTGATAAACATTCTGTTGCGTGGACTGAGCGTTCCAGAATCAACAAGATTGGTGGGACGACAAACACGGTATGCGGAATTTCCACAGTTCTTTCGGAATTTCTCACAAAACTGGTGGGTCGTGGCGCATGCAATAAATATGTTCCTTCCGAGGCATTTATTGCTCCCGCGTCTTTCGTCGTCGGACTATTGAATGGATATTTCTCCGGAGACGGAACAGTTGGCAAAAATTCGGTGGAAGTGGGGTCAGCTTCAAAGCGTCTCATTGAAGGTATTTCCATGTTATGTTCACGTCTAGGAATTTTCGGTAAAGTTTTTATGACACAATTAAAGTCAAATAATTTGGGAACAAAAAACATAAAACCCACCTATAGATTGTCTATTCGCGCCCAGTGGGGGAAAATATTTGCTGAGAATGTTTCTTTACTAGAAGAAAATAAACAGAATAAATTATCGGCAATAAAGTGGGGAACCAGTCATCGTAATTTTGAAACATATAACGATGTGGTTTTGGATAAAATTGTAGAGATTAATATAATTGGCGTGGAGAAGCATCCCAAGATGTATGATTTGACCATTCCGTCCACATTGAATTTTGGTCTTGCGAATGGTCTTCAAGTTCGCGACACGTCTTCCACAGGATATATCCAGCGGAGATTAATCAAAGGATTAGAGGATATTATGGTGGGTTACGACATGGTTCTAAGAACGAACAAGGGGAAAATTATTCAGTTTACTTATGGCGAGGACAGCTTTGACACAGTCAAGGTTGAAAATCAGCCCCTAGCTCTGGTTGGAATGAGTGTTCAGGACATTTATGCGCATTTCAATATGCCCGACGAGACCGGTAAGAATAAGGCGATTTCGCAGATTTTCTTGAAGAATGTCATGACTCGTTTCAAGAAGCAGTATACACAGATGCAGGAAAAGTGTAAGTTTTATACCGACATGATGATTCAAAGCCGAGACGCGATTATTAAATATATTTTCAAGAACAAGGGGGATAACAGCGTGGTTAATTCGCCGGTGGCTTTTGCGTTTATTATTAATAATATTCAAGAACAGCAGCACTTGAATGCGAATTCAGTAGTGGATTTGACCATCCTAGAAGCGTTTGAGATGATTGAGGAAAATTTCGGAAATCTGGAGAAAATTCGTTGTGCGGTGCCAAATCAGCTTTTCAAGACGCTTTACTACTTCTTCTTATCTCCGAAGGAGTTGTTATTCGTTAAGCGGTTTAATCGTGCGGCGCTGACAATCTTGTTGGAGACAATTGCGCTGAATTATAAACGTGCTATTGTCGCACCTGGTGAAATGGTAGGAATGATTGCGGCGCAGAGCATTGGCGAGCCAACAACACAAATGTCGGCGCCGTTTTCGCAGCATATTAAGTGTGTGAAAATTAACAAACAATCAAAAAATATTTCTATGGTGTCAATAAAAATTGGCGAGTTTTGTGAAAACTTTATTAACGAAAACCCTCAGCATACCTTCGGAACTGGACATCATGATAGTGTTGAAACTCTTTTGGAAACACTAGAAGACGACTATTATATTATAGGCGTAGATTCTGAGGAGAAAACACATTGGAATAAGATTTCCCATGTTAGCCGCCACCCAGTGAATGGTGATTTGATGAAAGTAACAACAAGAAGTGGACGTATTGTTGAAACTACCACTAGTCATTCTCATCTTGTCCGTAGAGAACACACAATTGTTCCTATCACAGGGTCAGATATGACAGTAGGAATGCGTATCCCTGTTGCCAAACATATTGACAACACATTCATTCAGGATACGGTTATTGTAAGTGAAAATGAATATAATTTAGATTATTTATTCGGATGGTTTATTGGTGCTTATTTAGCAGAGGGCAATTTAACAAAAAAAACTGGCACTCAGGAAGTTTCAGGAAGTATTTGTATTAGCAATGTTTCTATACATTTCATTGAAAATACCAAGAAATTTGCTTCAAGATTTGACAAGGATAGCAAAGTTAGGGAGTATAGTGGGGAATACGGTCCTTCAGTATCGTCTAGTTTCTCACATAAACCTCTAGCAGAGTTCCTCCTGAAAACCTGCGGAAACGGTTCTTTCGTAAAACA